AGATCCAATCCTTCCTTTTGCATGCCGTAATGTCTCCGGATACCGTGATACAATGCAGCACATAACGGGTCGTATTTCCCGTATGCAGCGAGAGTGGCTGCGACGGCCTGCTGCCGCTTGACGAACTGCCGATTACTTTGAAACGTGTGATCATAGCCAATCTTTGAAAGAAGGCGTCCGATTTTTGGCATCAAAATCGACTGTCCATTCCATTGCAGGAACCGTGACGAACAAAATTCAGCTGTCTCAATCGGAGGGGTAGCTGCAGTGACGTCCATACCAAAAGCAGTATATTTCGCCACAACTCTCTCCAGCCCGCCCATCCTTGCCAAGGTCTTGCGTGTGGTGTAAGTGAGACTATCATCACCACAGACCATCGAGTACCAATTGCCCTTGCCATGAATGATCGATTTCATGACAACGTTCACGAGCGTGTCGGTATACGAAGTATCAGGAGCCCCAGATTGCATGGATGTGCGCACGGTGAATTTGTGTCCCTTGCGGGTAATTCCACTCATGCGCTCTTGCCGTCTGAGCAGTTTCGCTATGCGTTTCGGCAACACCCTGCTGAAGTGTTGTTTCCAAACTTGTTCAAATATTTCGTAAGTGATATGGAGGTCAAACCTGGATTGGTCGTCCTCTAGAACAATTAATTCATCGCCGGGCTCCATGTCGGCAACTACTTTGGAAATGATTTTGTCACGTGCTAGTCCGATTTCTTCCACGTTCATCCCGCATGTGTACACAAAATGGCCATGACTCTTGCCACCAAGAAAATCTGGCAGGATTGCTCCTTTCAGAAGTTTGGCAAGGGGTTTAACCCAAGGGCCTGTGTGTAGGTTCGTCTGAGGGGGCCACATCTGAATAATGCGCGGGTCCTTGTAATGGGACGATAGCACATCACCCAGAGGTGAGACACCGATTTCCTCTTTAACGAATGAGTTGCACCTGCTGGTGGGGCGTGGAGCCTCACCCTCACGGTGCATGCGGAGGTACATCTCACGCTTTGTAGGCGGAAATGATTTAACCCAATTTTCGATTTTCATCGGGTTTACCAGTGGTGAACGCGTGGAATCCTTCTTCCCTGAATGCACGCACATCATATGTCGGATAGATCTGAATGTCGACCGAACTTCTTTCGAGGCCCATCTAGCCTTTACTTTGTCCATGTCTAGTCCAGATTCCTTCCCTATTCTGCTTTCACAGCCACGTACGAAGTTGCACGAGCAGTTGCCGTTGAATGATGCGACGGAAGGATATATCGCATAGGGTGATTCGGCATATTTCGGTTTGGGATGGTCTCGACACGCGTGTGTGTCCCAAGTAAAGTCGTCGCGCAGCTTCACAGGCTTCATGAAACGTTTGTCCGCGCAAGCGGCTTCTACACGCGTGAGCACGTAGGGGTGGAGGGTGTACTGTGGCATTTTGTATTCCCGCATGAATTTGTTGTGTACAATGTGCATGATGCTCAAAAATAGCGCCAGCAATGTTGCGTATTGTGTCAAATAATACATGCAAATGTACATAACTGTTCCGACAGCGAACTTGTAACCCAAAGGGTTTACCAGGTCCCTCTCGATATCGAGGTCCCTGATCCAACTTGCCCGCTTGTACAGCGAAATTCCCTCCCACAATCCCCACAAGAATAAGGCACCTTCAACAGTGATGAACATGAGTAACACCACAATGAGGTCTACCAGCAACTCGCGGGGGAACAGGCTTGGACGTTGTGAGCCAGGGTGACGTTCCAACTTCTCCCTTACTGAATCAGCGTACGACTGCTCGCCTTCTGTGTTGTCAGAGTTGATACTGTCTAGGACTTCGAGATTCATTTGTTGCATCGACTTGATGGAGTCCACCACAATGGTCTTCAAAAGAGAAGTAACACAAACGTCACTCCATTTACCATCGCGAATGTACACCAGCTTGTCTAGCCCCAATTCATTACTCTTAGCCCTGCCAGCGGCCTCTGCAGTCTGCACAACTGATTGCGTCCATGCCCTATTGGTGAAGAAAACGTATTGGACAACATTTACAACCCTGTTAAGTCCTCTAAAATAGGCCGTCTGTGCTGCTATGGCCTCGCTTTGCTTCAATTGGTACGTGTGTCCCATGTGCGTATGCACAGTGACCATCGGATCAGGAGGCTGGGCATCTTTTGCATCCTGCTTGTCTTCAGCAGCCTTCTGATCTTTTGCGTCTTGCGCGCCCGCGGCGGCGGCGGCTTCAACGCGTATTTGCCCCGACACCAATTTAGCCTTGTCACGCTTTTCAGCCTTCGTAAGCTTTTTCGGTGGTTTACTTGCTTTTGCTTCCGCCGGTGTTGGATTTCGCGCTTTGTAAGCAAGTTCCGCATCACGTTCAGCCTCCTGCTGAACTTCCTGCGGGCTCTTTTTCTCCTCAGCCCGCAACGCCTCTAAGAATACTTGGTCCTCAGAGTCCGCGGGATTTAGGAGTGGGGCATCTTCCTGTGCTGAACCCATAATGACAGCGGTGACCGGGGGAGCCGGTTGTTCCGCGATCGCCTCAGCGAGTTGCTTTGCTTCAAGTAATTGCTTGATGTCGATGACCACATCTTCCGGGACTCTCCGCCGGAGTTTGGGTTTTGGTGCATCGAACACGTCAAGTGGTATCACTGTAGGCGGCGTGTCATGTGGTGGTTTCGGAAGTTTTGGGACGGGCCTGGCTGTTCTTGCTCTATGTTTAGCTACTTTGCACGATCGACAGTCATTTTCCCCATCCGTACAATACTGATTTTTGTACGGGCATTTGGGAGGCCCTTCCCCATGGTAACCCTTCGTTTTGTCGAATTCCTTGCTCTTCTTCCGCGATCCTCTCCGCATATGAGCATCCTTCGACACTTTGTAATCAGACTGGCGTGCTGAATTCTCAGCGCG